TGATTTTATATGAATAATAGTTTTCCCATTACGAAAAAAGGTCGGCTGAATATATCAGTCGACCTTCCCTATGAGGTTCCTGGCGAACTTTAATTCACTTTGACGGTCAACTGATTAGCCTTAATTTTTACTACCTTTTTACTACACATGCAAGTATCCTTGCATATGATAAGATGTTTTTTTTAATTCTTTTGTTCCAATCTTTTTTTACTACAATTTTTACTACATTTTTTTACCCAGTAAAATCTGGATAGTTCTTTCTTTTTCTTCAATGATTTTTTTCAGAAGAGCATTCTCCGCTTCCAAGGATAAATTCTTTTCTTCCGATACTTCCTTTTTCGGTACAGGTTCTACAGGATTCAACTCAACTTCACGATCAAAAAAATAATCTATTGGCAGTTTAAAAAAATCAGCAATCTTCTCCAGGTTTCCGGCACGGACATTAGAACCAGCTATTATCCCGTCAAGTCCCAGCGTAGAAATGTTGACTGCATCCGCAAGAGATTTTTTTGTCACGTTCTTTTCTTCCAGCAACACCTTGATTCTTTCGCCTTTAAACATAAGTTTTCTTATTATAGTTAATTGTAAGCAGTCTAAATAACAAAAGTTTACTAAGTATTCTTTTGCTATAACATAAGTTTTCTATATGTTTGCAGTATAAAATTAAGACTAAAATTTAGATTTTGCAATGACAAACGAAAGAAAAGTTAGTGAATTGGGGTATGAAGACCAATACAATTCTTTATCCAGAGAAGATAAAGTAAGAGTACGCGACGAGTTTATGAGGATAACAGGCTTATCCTACCCTACTTTTTATAACAAGATGAAAAATGGATTTCGCCCTATAGAGGAAAAAGTCTTTATAGAGATTTTAAACAATTTATCTTATGCAGAACATTGAATTTTACAATTCTCCCAAAGGAGAAGTCATAGTAAGCATCGACGGAAATGTAGGGTTTGCTCTATCTCCGAAAAATGTAGATATTGTTAATATGATGTACGATCATATTAAGACTCACTACCAGGAAGCATATGCAGCTCTTACCCGATTATACAGCGCGTCAGCTCTTAATACGATGTACTATAAGTACAGAATTGTTAGCCGGTTTGCACGATGCAACTTTGGCGAATACGACTGCGCTTATCCGGATATCGACACAGATGTTATATTTCACCATGAAGAAGTACATTGTCCTCTTCGCGGTACTGGCGATTGCCAACTGGAGAACATCGTTTGCAAGCCAAATGTGACACTTCCGCTAACAGCCCAACAAATGAAGGTATTCCGGCTATATTCACAAGGATTGTCAACCTCTGATATTGCCGATGTCATGCATTTGTCGATTCACACTATAGACCGCCATCGTTGCGATATCTTTCAGAAACTTAATATTCACTCTATCCCCGAACTTATTCTGTATAATTCCCGGAATAATATTAAATGATATGTTTACCACACAGATTTTTGAAGCTGCCATCAATGAATGTGGCTATCACCTGTATCGTCTGTACTACACAGATGTATCAAGGCAAGTGCGTAAGGCAGAAGGATATATCCGTATCCGTCGCAAGAGAGTCATTAACGGCAAGGTTAAGCGCGACAAGTACCGTATAAAAGTCAGATGGGACGCTACTGGATGCTGTTTCCTGGCTAAAGACAACAGTCGCCAGCCCAGATATGATCTTCCGCTGCAAACTATATACTACAATCAGGAACGGGAAAAATTCAAGCTATGTATGTAGACACCGATTTATCCGGACGATATTCCATTATGGAACTTAACGATGAACAGCTCAGAATTATCACAGATGCACTTGTCCGGTTTGCATGCTGCCCGTCAAAACAGAAATCACAACGGAACCAGGCTAAACATATAGCCTTAAAACTAACAGAACAACATGATTACACTCAATTTACAGATCAACAGAATGCTAGTTAAGCCTTTGTTGGAAAATACTCTGAAAGAGAATTACCCGTTAACATTACCATTAAGAATAAACGAGAAATAGACAACGGCTGTGTTATGCAACATGTCACTGTTGATTTTGACGAAAAAAACGAAGAACTTTTTAATGAAACTATTTCCGCAATTATTAATAAGTCCATAAAATGAAAGAAAACGATTTTTCAAAATTCCGTTTACCTGACGATTCTTCCGGAGAATGGATTATGTCTGTCATTCAGGATATGGGGCTGAAAGCTTATACAGAATACGAGGATAAGGTATACAAAGCTTTGGACGGACTTAAAGAAGGTAAATACTTTGATATTAACGATGTCAAAGAAGAAGACAGAGAAATGTTTATCAAGATATCCTGCCTGTACATCCGTCAGCATCCCAATGTAGTTTTCAACAACACATATACACATATAGAAAAGCAGAAGATATATGAATCAAGGGAAATGGACAGTAGCAGAAAAAAAGTTTGTTGAAGACAATGTAGGCAAGCTTACCATCGAAGAAATGGCTTCTCGCATTAACCGTTCACCGGTTGCAGTCAAGATGTATATTCTTCGCAATCGTATCGACCTGAAAGGCAAGGTACATCGAAACATTTTTCAGGAAATCCTTAAAATAAAGTTTGTCAACCCGGAATATTTCAAGCCTACACGCAATTTTTACAAAGCCGTAGGAATTACGCAGACGCGGTTCTGGGACTTATACTACGGACGTGTACAGATCACACAAAAGGAGTATATAGCAATCACATCGCACCTAGGTGTTACCCTTCAGGAAGCATTCGAGGCGCGGCAGTTAAACCTCTTTGAAGGAGAATTAAAAAATGAGTAAATTAAGTCAGACCAGTATAGATCATGTAAAGTCTTCTACCAATATTGTAGATGTCGTTTCTCTTTTCGTCCGTCTTGAACGTAAAGGTCCGGCATACATAGGACTTTGCCCTTTTCACAACGACCGACATCCGTCTATGCGCGTCGATCCGGTCAGACAGATGTACAAGTGCTTTGTGTGCGGTGCAGGAGGCGATGTGTTCGACTTTCTCATGCGTCACGAGAACTTTTCTTTCATCGAAGCAGTACGCTGGTGCGCTTCACGTGCCGGAATACAACTCGAAGAAACGGAAGAAACCCAGGAAGAAATCAAAGCACGCAAGCATCGAGAGGCTCTGTATATTGCTATGAACGCGGCTACCGGATGGTTTCAGAATAATCTTCCGGCTGTATCTTCTTATCTTGCTGGTAGAGGATTCTCTATTACCGACGAAGTTATCAAGACATTTCGTATAGGATATGCACCTCAGGGAAACAATATACAGAAACAGCTTCAGGATGCCGGATATTCGGCCGACATACTTCAGGAAGTTAATATAATAGGGAAAGGAAAATACGGATATTACGACGTGTTTCAGGACCGTATAACATTCCCTTTTCTCGACATTCAGGGACGTACTGTAGCATATAGCGGACGTATTGTTACGCCTAGAGAGAATACCGGAAAGTATCTCAATACAAACAATACCCCTTTGTTTCAAAAAGGTAATTACCTGTTTGGTCTGTATCAGGCATATCGTTCTATCAGCAGTCAGGGTACAGCTTATCTAGTAGAAGGGCAATTTGATGTAATGAGCCTGTATGCAGCAGGAGTTAAGAATGTAGTTGCCGGCTCCGGAACTGCACTTACTGATGCTCAGGTGAAGCTTTTATCCCGATATACCAGTAAGGTAATACTCATGTACGATGCAGATGCAGCCGGACTTAAGGCAAGCATAGCAAACTGTGAGTCTATGCTTCGGAAAGGTCTTAATGTGAGTTGCGTACGTCTGCCAGAAGGTCAGGATCCGGATAATCTTGCCCAGGAAAAGAAAGAACATACGGCTGCATGGCTAGTCAACAACACTTGTGGTTTTGTAACCTACTTCTGCAATATCTTTTTGCCGGAAACTCTCGAAGATCCGGTTTTGAAAGAAGAAAAACTTTCTATCATATCCAGACTGGTTGCCTGTGTTGAAACAGAAACACTTCGTACAGACTATATACGTACACTGGCACGCCGTTTCAATCAGGAATACGATGCGGTAGAAAGAAAGGTAAAACAGATCCGTTCCGAACTTCCGGCTGTTCCGGCTGTAGAAACCATGAAGCCTGGTGTGTACGGACTGGATATTCTTCCCGACATGGATACTGCCGGAAAAAGTATTCATGTGGCAGGCAGCTTTGATGAATTTCTCGAAAATTACGAAACAGAACCCCAGATATACTTTCACGAGTATGTAACCATGCAGGATATACAGCTTATCCGTCGTGACTGCTCACTGCTGGATGTTAATGCCGACGATCTGGTTATATCTGCTTCAGGCGAAGAATGCGCTACCATGGCAGCTTTGTCCGAATGTTACCGCAATGGAATAACCAATATATCTGTATTGGTTCCCGGAATAACGATAGCCAGCATGACCAAGAAAAAACGCATGGCAGACGATTATATAGAAGAAGAAATAGCCGACGAAGAATGGATATTCATCAACGCTTATCTATATAAGTATAACCTGTTCATGAATCAGTATAAGCCGGTAGACCGTACTCCATATCTACAGCGATGCGCCGAAATGATAGCCTGCACCGACGAGTCTGTACGTATTGTGAACTTCAGCAAGTTCACACAATGGATGGAGCTTACCAAGACAGAGCTTAATGTTTTTCTTAAGCCTTATCTGGCAAAGAGAAAATCACGTGTAGCCATCAATGCGCAGCGCGACGACAGTTCAGAAGAATACTACGATCCGGATGTAGTACCCGATTACGTAGAAGATAATCCGGTATACAAAAAAATGATGGACGACTACCAGTTTTATCCCCGTCTGAACAAGAACGGAGAACCGGTAGGATACATCTTTACCAACAACCGCCAGGGCGGTACACTGGTAGGCGATTTTTTTATGGAACCGCTTATTCACATCGTGAGCGACAAGGACGAGGAAAATAAGCGTATCGTAAAGATCAACCGCCGTTATTACAAGAAGCCTATCTATCTGGAAGCTCCCAGTAAGTGCTTTTTGAAAAAGAGCACTATCGAAGAACGTCTTATCATGCTGGAGGCAGTAAATTTCAGCAATGGAGAAGAAAAGCACTGGACCAAGATACGCGAGTGGATGTCGAGAAACTATACATCATGCCGCGAGGTACGTACCTATGGCAACCAGCAGCCCGACGGTTTCAGCCGCGACCAGTCTACGATGTTTTTTGCATTTGCAAACGGAATCTATCACCAGCAGGAAGGCGTTTGGCGATTTGATCCGGTGAACGAACTGGGAGTAGTAGAGCATCAGAACGAAAACTGGTATCTTCCTGCCTTTTCGTCGCTGTACATCAATAGCGACATGAAAGACAAGTACGAAACCATTTCCAGCCTGATGTATCGTGAAATTCCTGCCGAGAAGCAATGTTCTTTCGAAAAGTGGGCCGACCTGATGAACCGTGTATATTCACTTAACGATAATGGCAAATGGGCTATAATCTTTGCCGTGATGTGCGCATTCCGAAGTAACATTCACTGCATAGACCGTCTGTTTACAGCCCCCTTTTTCATGGGACCTATGTCTTCTGGTAAGACACAGATTGCGATATCTATCCGTTCGCTGTTTATTTCGCCCAAAGTACCGATTTTTAACCTTAACATTGGTACAGATGCAGCCATGTCTACACTTATGAGCACTTTTCGCGACGTACCGGTAGTGCTCGACGAGTACAACAACAAGGATATTTCCGATGTAAAGTTTCAGGCACTAAAAGGAATTGTCTACGATGGTGACGGCCGTCAGAAACGCAAGGGAACTTCCGGCAAGGAAATTGAGAACGATAAGGTTTTTACACCTGTTATCATTTGCGGCCAGGAAACACCTCAGCGCGACGATAATGCACTGATGTCACGTATTATAGTATGTGAAGTACCTAAGCCTGCCCGTCAGCGTACCCCTGAAGAAATAGCTTTGTTCAACGAACTGAAAGACATAGAAGAACAAGGCTTATGCAATGTGCTTGCCCAGATTCTTCAGCTTCGCACGCTTGTCATGGATCATTTCAGAGAATTGAAACAGGAATGCTACAAGGAGCTGAAAGAACAGATGATGGCTCATGGAGAAATAGACCGACTCATGAAAACTGCTTCTCTGTTTCTTGCTACCTGCAAGATGATCGAGCAGCACACAGAACTGAAGCTGCCCTTTACCTATGCAGAGTTCTTCCAGATAGCATGCAACAAGATACAGTTTCAGGCAGATCTTATCAGCCGTACGGATAAGCTGGCAACCTTCTTCAAGGCTATGGATGTGATGATTGATACAAAGGCTATCATTTCCGGCCGAGATTTTGATTTCGATTATCCTACAAGCCTTACACTTGTCGGCCCTGGAAAGACTTCTGTTCCCTGCCCTGTTCCTGAAGGAAGCTGCGTAATGTATATACGTCTGTCTGTCATTTACGCACAGTTCGACCGTTCATCGTTCAATCGTGAACAGTCTTCACAATCTACTATCGAGCAGAACCTTCGAAGCAACTCATGTTACATAGGTCCGGTATCGGCACGTCGTTTTACCTGGCAGGAATCCGTAGAAGTGCCAGTCGGCGAACTGGAGAACTCAGGAAAGGATTTGCCCCCGGAATATACTGTAATGGGCAACGATTCGAAGATGGTACGAAGCATGAAGCGTTTTTCCAAAAACACGAGTTGCATTGCCTTGAATTACGATGTTCTCAGTACCATGTATGGCATAGACTTGAAACGGAACATAGAGTCATCCGATACCGAGAATAAAGCAGATTCCAATAACGAAAAACAAGAATTACCATTTTAACACACAGCAATATGATTACAGATAATCCATTAAAAAGTAAGATTGATTTAGAAAAGAATCCCAAAGGGACAGAGTTAAAGGTAGCCTTACAGCGCGAACGCGAAAAAAGCGGTCGCTATGTATCCATACCAGGCGACAAGAGTCACACAAAGATTTTTGTCCGTGACGGAGAAGATCCAGAAAAACGGATTTTGTCTTTCATCAAAAAGATTAATAACAGAACTACAATGTGGAATTAGATATGGACTTAATAAAAAAGATTGAATACTCGATAAACCTTTTAAGAAAGTGTGAAAACATGGCTCTTGAAATGGATCCTGAAAACGGCTTTTATTTGGCATTTTCAGGTGGAAAGGATAGTCAAGTATTATATCATATTGCAAAGATGGCAGGAGTGAAATTTAAATCTCACATGAATCTTACAAGTGTAGATCCTCCGGAGGTTATCAGATTTGTAAAACAGCATTATCCTGATGTAGAACTGATAAAGCCTAAAATAAGTATTTATGATATGGCAAAGAAAAAAGGGTTTCTTCCAACTCGTCATATTAGATGGTGCTGTGCTGAATACAAAGAAATGTCTGGAGAGGGAAAAGTTACTTTGATAGGGATACGACACGCAGAAAGCGTACGAAGAAGTAAGAGAAATGAGATAGAAACAGGAGATAGAAAATTTTCAGGCAATTTTGACCAGTGGAGCGAACACAAAGAAAAAATGGTGACTTGTGTAGGAGGAAAAGATAAGATATTGGTTTCTCCGATTATTCAGTGGAGTGAAAAAGATGTATGGGATTTTCTTAATTCGCAAAACATACCCCATTGTACCTTGTATGATAAAGGATATACACGGATAGGTTGTATATGCTGCCCGATGTCAAGTAAAAAGCAGAAATTAAAAGAAATTCAGGATTTCCCACATGTTAAAAGAAACTGGGAGAATACGATCGAATGGCTTATTAAAAACAAATGGACTAAAACGCAGAATCTTAATAGTAAGGATTTAGCTTTTAAATGGTGGATAAGCGGAAAATCTTTCAAACAGTTTTATGCAGATGAATATTTGCAACAAAAAATAAATTTTGATTAATATGAAAATCACAGCAATACCAGGAACAGAGCTTGAATCAGTATTCAAGCAGTTCTATGAACAGATGAAGAGTGAACAAGAATTAGTTTTGAAAGTGATAACAGAGTTTACTGGTGTAAAGCCAGTAAACTTTGGATATTACTGGATTTTTGGATATACATGTAAATGGGCATACGATATGGTACGTTTTCCTGAAGACAGTAATCCTGCTCATATGATTTCTTACACTATAAATGGCAAGACCTATTTTAAGCCTAATAAAAGGCTAAAGGTATCAAAAGAATTTATTCAAAAATGGAATGAAACATTCAAAGGTTTAGACGGTAATAAATTGACTAAATACGGTCTTCCTGTATATGATGAAAAAATAGGGATATATTCGGATTGGATTCCTATTAAAGAAAATAATAAATACGGTATAGAAGTGTCTTCTTCTTTAATTGATAGAATGCCTAATATTAAAAATAAACAATACAACATTGAATTATAAAACAAATAAAGGAGAAAAAGAAATGAAAGGAATACTTATAGAAAACTACATTTTCAAAAATGTAGAAGTAAAAAAAGGTACAGAAGTTGGTGTACTTAATGGATATTGCACATGTGATTCATACGAATATATGATAGAATTGCAGGATGGAAGACAAATTCCTGTAGATGCAAAATATATTGAAATAACTGATTATAGACCTTTTGTCAGTATAAGAGAAAAAAAGTTTGAAGCTGCACTTGCTATCATGCAAGGAATGTACGCTAACGGTAACAATTACGATTCTCCTTCTGAAATTGCTCAAAAAGCAATTACACAAGCGGAAATATTTATTGACAAAATAAAAGATAAGCTATGAATAGAGAAATAAAATTTAGAGCAAAAGCATTAAGCACCAATAAATTAATATTTGGGGATTTACATTTACTTGCAAACTTTCCTCATATACATGACGCGTTAGGAAAGAAACATTTGATTAATTCTGATACTATCTGCCAGTTTACCGGATTATATGCTAAAAGCGGAAAAGAAATATATGAAGGTGATATATTAAAAATAACTGAAGGTTCTGTAATTTGTATCTGTGTAGTAACATGGAATGAAGAAATTGGAGCGTGGAGTCTAAAGCTGAGAGGACATACAGAAACCGGAGAAAGGCCTTTAGGAAAATGGTTGTGCGATAATGATTATGATATAAAAGTAGTTGGTAACATTTTTGATAATAAAGAGATATTGGAATATGAGTAATAAAACACAGCAGCCAAATAGCGAAAGCAAAATAATTAAACTTGATACTGTTCTTGAATATAAGGATGGTGAGGTATTCATCAACAAGATGAATACAAACGAAATGCCGGCAACACTGACATTTGCTCTTGTTCTATCATTAAATAAAACGATTGTTGAATATTATAAATCACGAGATAAGAAATGAACCTGAACGAACTAAAAGATATAGCCTACCAGTGCGCAGTTGCGCACGGTTGGCACAAGGAATCATTAACAGATGATCATTGGCTTTGCCTGGTTATTTCCGAGCTAATGGAAGCAGTAGAAGCCGACCGGAAAAACAAGCATGCAGATGTAGAAGTATTTAATTACATCATTGATGATAACCTTCGGGAAAAACATTTGTATGGTAGTGAATATGAATTGTCTTATGTACAACTCTTCGAAAATTACATTAAAGACAGCGTAGAAGATGAACTTGCAGATGCATGTATTCGCCTGTTAGATTATGCAGGACTAAAAGGTTACGATCTGGATAATTACGACTACGAGGGAAGCGATACTGAAGATTATTCTGATATGACGTTTACCGAGGCTGTTTTTTGTATTGTAAAATACATTACAGACAATTTTTATAAGCCGGACGAACTGCTGAACGAAATCTTTGCTTTCAGTGCTTCTATTAAAGTAAATATCATGTGGCATATCCAGGAGAAAATGAAATACAACCAATTAAGGAGCTACAAACATGGAAACAAAGCATATTGAAAAGAAAACCGTTACACGATATAAGTTTGATATATCCCTTGCAAAAAAGATACAGAACAAAGAAATTGAAGGCAAGATTGTGACACGCGACGGACGTAATGTAAGGATCCTGTGCTTTGACAGAAATTCGATAGACTGTATTGTAGTACTTATTGATAACAAAAGCTGGGAAATGATAGAATCTTATACTTTAGACGGTGCTCTTTACGATTTAGGCATAGAAAGCCCGCTAGATCTGTTTATATACTGCTAGTTCTTATTCGGATAAAACAGAAGATAAATAAGAAATAAACACTTTTCTTCGCAAATACCTTGTATTAGACTAAAATTTATACTACATTTGCGATGCTCTTTACTAATCATAAGGCAAGCGGAAGCCTGCCATACATAATTTCATAGCAGGCATTTTTTATGTCTTGTATTATCGTAGCCATGCGTGGCTAAATATATAACGGCTGTTACCCCCGTGTGGAGTGTTAATGCACCCACTGCCTTGTGATGGTGAAGAGCAACGGGAAAGGACAGCCGTTTTTCTGTCTGTAATGCCAAAAAGCTCAAAATCACATGGCAACAATTACATTAAACAAAACAAAGTCCAGCACCATACAGCAATGGCTGGATAGCGAGAACAGTATTATTACCTCTATCATGGAGGAATCCGTATCAAACCGACAGACACTTCTTTTGTTAAACGCGATGCTGGCATTTTCCGTTATGGTATGCTCTGCATTTCTTCACTGGGCAGCTGCATTGATTTGCCTTATTTGGTTTGTCCTCTCACTTATTATGTGCCGGAAAGGAGGTTTGCGATGAAAATACAGGGAGTCAGACTAACAGACCGTGCGCTGGGGCTGATACACACTTTACAGGAAAACAACAATGCCAGTATCGAGTGCATTGCCGAAGGTATCTATGAAATCGAAGAAATAGTATTAAACCGTGAGGCTGACGCAAGCAACGACGATCGTCTTATCATGATGCAGACACTTCGCGATATCCGTCACCTTCTCGACGAACTGAAGGTTATTCCAGGATACAGTTATTAGCCGTCCGGATGGTGTATACATTCATTTTCCCGACAAGGTTCCGCAACCGTGCTGCTGTCCGGTATTCACGTCGGGAAAATGGCGAGTCATTTATCGAAAACATACACTAAAATTATACGAAAGTATACTTAAGAAGGGATATAGTAAACTTGCTTTATTATATCCCTTCTTTCTTATGTAAAAATCCCCCAAACCCCCTGAATTAAAAGATTTGCAGACACGCGTAATTTTGCACGCAGAATTTTGCGAAAAATGCGACCAACAGACCAACAGACCAACATTTCAAAAAACGGCAAATACAGCATAAAACCATAACACGCTGATATATAGATATATATATTATTTTATTAAAGTATATATATATAAAAAAGTTGTTGGTCGCTGTTGGTCGCTGTTGGTCCGTGTTGGTCGCTGTTGGTCGGAGTGTTGGTCCGGATATTTCGAATGTTGGTCTGCTCGGACCAACAAAATACCCCGTTTTTTGGGCTTTGTTGGTCGTGTTGGACGCCGACCAACAGCAAAAGAATACTTAGTAAACTTTGTTTTGTTGCTGAAAATCACTAACTTTGCTTATGTCAAATCACGCTTTGTTGGTCTGTTGGTCTGTTGGTCGCAAAAAATTAGAAAAGCAAGGCAAAAAATTTTTTTTTATGATAACCACATCTATTACTTTAACCCCATATCTTGCCGAATATCTCCGCGGAAAGTATGCATCCGGATCGGATAATGTTGTAAACATACCCGATTCTTCGGACTTGTATCACGTAATCTGGAACTACATGTCGCGCCGCCCTTCAGACGTGGCCGAAACATCCGGAAATATTACGATTGCTCTTCCCTGCCGGCGCGAAGGAAAGGATCCTGCTATATACAATTATCTATCTGAACGTGCAGTGCGCTGCGTAGACAAGGCAGTTCGCCGTGAGTTCAATCAGGAGCTTCACTCCTTTCTGCTTGAGAACGATCAGCGCGGACACCTGTTCGATAACATTGATGTAGTGCTTCAGTTCATCAACATGTATCGCCTGGAAAGTATTACCGAAGATGCCTTGCTGAAAAATTTCTACCGCTGGCGGGAAAACCTGCGCAAGCGGAAAGCACGCCGCGAACGGAAGAAGGGATTGATTGGTATTTTATAGCGTTAAAGAAATTTAAAAACTACCCGACAAAGTGTATCTATTTGTCCGTTTTCAGTGGTAAATATGGCTTAACATGTCGGTGTAAATGGCGAATTATTTAATAGTCAGTTTGTTATGAGTAAAAAAAATAAAGAATTTTCTATTGTCATACGGTTTATTCCGGTAAACCGTATGCAACAGGAAGAATACACATTTCTTTCCGAAGAATTTGACTTCTCTCCTTCCGCTTCATCCGATTCAGGAGGTACTATTTTTCTGTGCGACATGGAGCGTGTAGTTTCCCGCCCCGAAAAAGAGGTTCTCAAAGAGTTTAATATATTGCGTTCTGGCATTTTGGTATTCCGCGACACCAGCGGAAATATGTATCAGGTAGGTACTTCCGACATTCCGGCACGCGTTATGCTTTCGCCCAACCTTAATTCGGCACAGCTTGTCGTAAAATGTTCTATGCTTCAGTCGCCTCTGGTATAGTCCTATATATTATAATAATGTATATCTACATTTGCTTAAAACAAATAGCAAATGAAACAGTCACAGAAAGATCTTCAGCAGCTCTTGCTTTCGCGCCAGTTGATGTTTATAACCGCAGAAGGATATGCTTCTGCGGTTGCCGAAGCGTTCAGCGACGAATGCAAGGATGCCGATAAAAGCATACTTTACCATGATCTGTCAAAAAACATGTGTGAGCAGATGTCGCTTCAGGTTTCCGAAGACAATCCGGTAAACTTTACTACCGAATACACTTCCGAAGAAATTCCTGAAGGGACACTGGCTTACTATCCTGTTTTCGGAATTATCACTTCAGACAGTTCATGGCGTTTTTCTTCCAAGAGGTTCGAAAAAAAACTTCTGGACTCTGAAAGCAATCCTAATATTTCAGCACACTTTCTTCATATTTCTTCGCCTGGTGGAGAAGCGTTCTATCTCGATCGCTTATCACAGACCATGAGTGATTTGACAAAGCCGGTGGTTGCATACGTTGAGAAGACGTGTGCTTCTGCCGCATATCTGATAGCATGCCACGCCGACAAGGTGATGGCTGCTACCGGATATGATAAAATAGGATCTATAGGTACTGTCGCGCAGATGTATGACGATACTGCCTGGATGGAAAAATACGGATATAAGATACACACTTACCGGGCTACTGCATCCGACCTTAAGAATAAGGTTATGGACGATGCTGTTTCCGGCAAAGGTGAAGAATATATTAAAAGATTCCTGAACCCGCTGAACGATATGTTTATCCGGGAAGTGAGAAATAACCGACCGATGCTTGCCGAAGCTAAGGCAGAAGATCCCGTTTTACGCGGAGAACTCTACTTTACGCCCGAAGCTGTTCAGGTAGGTCTGATAGACAAGCAGGCTACTTTTGCTGAAGCTGTAGCCGAAACTCAGTTGCTTGTAAAAGAAAAAGACATTCAGCGCACAAAAAATCAATTAATAAGTATCATTCTCTAAATTATTCAGTTATGAATTTCAAGGAAAAAGTTCAAAAAGTATTTCAGAAGTTGGGTTGGACCGCAACTAAGGAATCCATGGATGCAATGACTGCGGAAAAATGGCAAGAATTATTCAAAGCGTACAAAGAAGAATTTTCTGTCGATTTTAAAGCAGACATGGAGGCTTACACTCAAGAACAAGCCAACTTGCCAGGTCAGAAAGAAATCACAGAAGCATACAATATAATGAAAGGTATTATATGCCCTGACAAATCTTCTGCTGCCGGCGAACAGCAAAAAGATCAGCCTGCTTCTCAGGAGCAGCCTACAGGAAAGCAGGTGCTTGATATGGCTATGGCTATTCAGGCAACTATGTCGGCAATGGCAAAAAATGCAGCTCCAGACGTTCCGGCTGCAACAGTTTCTACGGCCGGAGTTATTGGCTTTGTCGGAAACGCACCGGAAGAGAAGTTCCTCTATGGTATCGACAATCCGTTCTTTTCAATGGAAAAGCCCTGGAACCAGGTAGGCAAACCGGGATTCTCTTTGCCAAGCGACAAAAAAACGGCCGCTGCTTTTGCTGCCGAAGTAGAATCTTTCTCTGCAAGTCTGCAAGACCGTTACAATTATCTTCAGAAGCACAATCAGCTTAACGCTGAAAAGCTGGCAACCGGAGAATTTACTACCGACTATTCTCAGGTTACATCCATGAAGGGAGGCAATCAGTATCTTATCCGCCGACAGGATGCTATTATCGCACGCGTACTGTCTATCCGTCAGCTTACGCAGTATTTCCCTGTTCGTTACGGTATTCAGGACCGTGATGTAATTTTCAATGCCTTCTTCGGTGAAACTTCACAGGCTTATCAGACTGGAGAAGTCTACAAGGGAGATATGGAAATTGCACCGGAAATGGGTTACGTAGACGATGCCATGATCAAGATGAAGTTCGGTCCTATGAAGGAACTTGAACGCATGTATATCGGCTACCTGAACCGTGAAGGTTCCGATCCTATCAAGTGGTCTATGATTGAGTTTGCCGTAATGGGAGCTTTGGAAACTGCTCAGCGCGAACAGAACATGCGCCGTATGCGCGGTATTTATGTGAAACCAGAAACAGGTGTTGCCGGTTCTTATCTCAATGCCGGTACTGGTGTACTGTATACGCTTATCCGTCTGGCTCATGAAAACAAGCTGCTGCTGACTGATACTATCACCGCTTACGACGAAGCTACCATGCTCGAAACCGTTCAAAACTTCCACTCTCAGATTTTGGCTAAGGTATCAGAAGACATGAGCCTCGAAAATCATGTAATGTACCTGAACGAAAACCATAAGCAGTGGTGGATTGCTTGTATCCGTGAAAAATATGGCAATCAGCAGGACTTTACCGGACCTGGAAGCTATATGAATGTCATTCCGGATACTGACATGCGCATTATCTGGCTGCCTTATCTGGGACAGTTGCCGTTCATGATGATTCAGGAGCCGGGTAACATTCAGTTCCTCGAAAATCTGCCTGGAGAAATGATGGCTATTCAGACAGAAATGCAGATGGAAATGGTTCGTGCATGGTCTGTATGGAAAGAAGGATGTTCTCCTGCCTTCTGTGGAAAGAACTTTACTTCGGCTGATAAGCTGAAAGAAAACGACTATCAGTTCCAGCAGATCTTCATGGTGAAACCTTCTGTCAAGCTGGATGCCGATGCAGTTACAGCTGATGCTTCAAAAGGATTCTGGTTTGTTACCGGAACAAATACCGGAACAAACCAGAATCTTACCAGCATCGACAAAGCCAAGAAAGGTGTTGCCTACATTATCGAATGTGGTGATACTACCAACGTTACCAGCGTACAGAAGTCCGGTAACTTCGATTCCATCGAAAGCGCATGGACTCCTACTGCGGTCGGCGATTACATTATGGTTAAGCTTGACAGCAAGAACAAGTTCATCGAGCTTGAAAGATGTGTCGGAGGTACACGTACAATCAATGTTAAGGCACAGCCTAATGTTCCGGGTGCAAGATAAATCATTTTACTAACAGGAAGGGGCATAAAGGCCCCTTCATAATATTGATAAGACATGAAATCATTTTCGTATAAAACGTTTTTCTTCCATCTCTTGCTGTTTGCTCTTGTGGTAGGCATTAGCATGTATTTCGATAATGGTATGCAGGCTGCCGGATTGTGCCTGGCTGCTACTAACATGATGTCTATCGGAGATATGGACGATGTTTCCGACCGCGACACACACGGATCTAACATTGCATATCAGATTTACCTGATAAGCATCGAACAGGTAGACAATTCCAAGACGTTCCCTGCTCCGAATGCTAACCGTGAAGTCGGTCAGATTCCTATGAAATCGGGTGAATACATGAAGTATTTTGCCTGTCATACAATACCTACTTTTATGGGTAACGGAGAAAAAGGTGATATCACTACTTCAGGAACCAACCAATTTGTAGCTGTTATGGGTGGTCAGCGCGACAAGCTGCTGTCATTCATCGAACAGTATGCCGGAGATAAGTTTGTTATCCTGTTCAAGGAAATCGAACAATCTCAGTGGTATATCCTGGGTTCTTACGACAGACCGATGATTCTTCAGACATTCGAAAATAAGAATGATGCCGACGGACGGTATGCAACATTCACTTTCCAGCGTACATCTATCGACCAGTACAACAAGTATACCGGTGCTATCGTACGTGCTCCGGCTACCGAAAACGCACAGGATGCTACCGATCTGAAGATTGTTGCCGGTCAGGATCTGTATTCTATTCCAGACTGTACTTCCAGTGCAAAAACCATTGCAACTGTTTCCGGCCTTGCGGCTAACGATAAGGGACGCTACATTACCCTGATGGGAGAAGGTGTAGACTATCCTGCCACTATCGAAGAAAACACAGTATTCGTTCTGGAAGACGGTGCTACATGGACTGCCCGTGCCGGAAGCCGTATTACATTCCGTGTAATGGATACCGACACACTGGTAGAAATTGCCGGTTCACGCGTACAGACAGTAGGATAATTTTCTCTCATGGTGAAGCATAGTTAAATAGCTATGCTTCACTAAAATACATTTACACTATGAAGTATTTATTTAATGAAAAGATAACGCATTACAACCGTTTGAAAGGCGATGACAAGCATGCACAGAAAGATCTTTCCTTGCTTCTGGAATTACAGCCAAAGCTGAAGATTAATCCGTCGTGGGTACGCTTTCCCGAACGGTACGCAAAACAAATTCTTTACCTGCTTCTCGATTATGCTTCTGCCGAAGATATTCTGAAAAACAGAAACGCTAAGCAGCCGGAGAAAAAGAATGATCCGGATAAGGAGCTGAAAGAAACACAAGCCGAGCTGGAAGAAACAAAAGATACTCTTGAAGATGTACAGATCGAACTGGAAGAAACCAAAGAAGCCCTTCAGGAAGCACAGCTACAGGCGGATGAAGCCGAAGAACGTGCAAGTGAAGCGAAAGCCAGATTGGAAGCCGAGAAAAAAAAAGGCAAGTAAGGAAAAAACAGAAGCATGAAGAATATCCGGATATCGACTGGGATAATCTGGCCGACGAAAATGTACAGCTGGCTACCATTATATACAATGACCGTATCGTGTCATGGAAGCAGATGAAAGCCATTTCCGAAAAAATGGACCGTAACGAGTGTACTGCTGCCGATATTTTCACCATGGTACGTCTGCGCATACGGAATCTTCAGGCATTCAAAGAGCTACAGTCATACAATGATACCGGCACGTTCCGTTACCAGCATCCGCTAGTTGAAGGTAAGAGTGAGCGTGCCGAACTTATTAAGCTTCTGCAACAGGATCCGCAGGAGTTCTTGAAAAAACACCGTAATTGCCTTGATTCTATCCGACGCTACGAGTCTTATCTTCGCAATCCTGAACGCCAGAATAGAAAAGAAAAAGACCGGAAACTGTTGCAAAAATACATGCTGCGCGACACGTTGTTTAAAGAAATAATCAGTAACAGCCATGAACGAAAAGAATAAAATGCTTGCCGTATCTGCATCGCTAGACAACAAGTATGTGGCAAAAGTAAAGAGTTATGCCACACTGGGCTACAGTCGCGAACGCGTTTGCCGGCTGCTCGGACTTACACGCCGTGAAACTACTGTACTGCGCATCCGCCTCACTCTCCCCGGCGATGAATACTACGAAGCATACGAAGCCGGAATTGCAGCCGGTGAAATGAATATAGACTCCGAACTTGCCAAACAAGCTGAAAACGGAGATATAGATGCTATCGAATTGCTGGAAGAAAGAAAAAATGAAAGATACTTTAAAGACCTACGTAAAGAACTCTTTGGAATATGATTAAATTGAATAAAATATACAATGAAGATTGTTTGAGAGGAATGAAACGTATTCCAGATAATAGCGTAGACTGTATTCTTACAGATCCGCCATATCTGTATCTTAAAAATCAAAAGTTAGACAGACCTTTTGATGAACAAGCATTTTTCTCTGAATGCAAAAGAGTGTTGAAAAAAGACGCGTTTATCGTTTTGTTTGGGCGTGGAACTTCTTTTTATCATTGGAATTGTATTCTTGCTGATATGGGATTCATTTTTAAAGAGGAGATTGTTTGGGATAAGATTAATACAACATCACCATTACTTCCGTTATCAAGAAAGCATGAGACTATATCAATACATTCAGTTGGTCGCAAAACCATATTACGGTCTAAAGTACCTTATGAAGAAATTCGCATAAATGATGACTCTAAAGTTATTGGTGATGCAAAAAGGATTATAAGTTATATAAAGAACAACGATATAAATAAGATAAAAGAAGAGATAGACAACGGACTGGTTTATAACAAGAAGAGAGCGCACAAAACACATGTAAGCGCACAGACTGGATTCTTTTCTTCAGACCGTGCTATTGCGTGTATTGATTCTATAAAAAACGGATGCAACGAAAGGGATATTATATCACTGCTTCGTGACCATTATTCGGCTATACACCCGACACAGAAGCCAGTGCGTTTAATAGAGCGTTTATTAGCATTAATAAGCTGTGAGGGTAATACAATATTAGACCCGTTTAGCGGATCTGCAAGTACAGCTATTGCCTGCATTAATACCAACAGAAATTATATAGGGTTTGAATTAGACAAAGAATATTACGATTTATCAATAACAAGAATAAATAATGTAATGTATGACCGTTCTCGAAAGACTAGATAAAATTCATCCTGACCTGATATCCTCTTTTCTGGCAGACGGAAAAAGTGCAGGTATACCTGCCGACGTGCAGCTGTTCCTGAAACAGATTCAGTGGGCTGCCGAAATATTCGAATACGAACCGAATATCACACGTGCCAGCAAGAAGTTGCGTCTTCGCATCAATGCCGAGCAACATATCGCTCTTGAAGAACGTACGTGCAAGGAAAGAATATACCAGGCTATCAATTACTTCAATGTCGACAATACGGTTTCCGAGAAAATATGGGAAAACCATTATGCCGATAAGTTTGAATCCATCGCTCAGCTTTGCGCGGCAAAGGGAGATTTGAAAACCATGGCCATGTGCATGGAAAAAGCAAGCGAACACCGTACACGTGCCGCACAGATTGCCGAAGCTGCTACCAACCTAGGAATTACGTTCCTGATTGATCCGTGCGTTCGTCCGGAAGATATGGGACTGGAAACCAAATCTCTCAAAGAGATTGCACGCAAGCATAATGAAGGATTCTATATTCAGCTTATCGACGGATTGCCGATTGATAAAAAAGAGAAAAAACGTCTGCTACGTGATGCTGATATACAGGATGCCGAACTTGTTAATGAAGAATAATATGCAGGATAATGATATAACACAAGATAAGTTCTCTCTTGAAGTAGAACGTATATACATGAACTCCATGCAGGTAATGGCTAACCTGATTGATCCGAACAAGCTCATTGTAGAAGCAGCCCGTGCTTCCGGTAAGACTTCAGAAGTCACAGTTAACCGTATCGTGCGTGTAGCAGATTCTATGCCCTCCGAACTTTCTTTCCTGGCACACCGCACTTATGTTGCCCTGTTGACTAATATCTGGCCTAATATTCAGGCTGCATTTTCCCGCCAGATAACAGTCAACGGGCAAACGCGGTGCATGCTGGAATATGGTATCGACTATATTGCAGGCGACGCTAAGATTCCAGATCATTTCCGACGTCCCCGCTACCCTATTTCTTATCCCAAACACAGTGTCTTGTTCCGAAACGGACACCATATTCAGCTGGTATCTTCCGATCAGCCTGATTCTGTTGCCGGCCGAAGCGGAGTACATGCGTTTGTCGAAGAAATGAAGCACAACGACGGTGAGAAGCTGAAGACACGTCTGTTCCCTTCCCTTCGTGGTTCTTCAGCCGAAATACGTAAGTCGCCCTATTACCAGGGATGGACGGGTGTATCGGATACTGCACGCGTAGATCTGAACGAAGACGACTGGTTCGAACGCTATGAGGACCAGAACAACCAGCAGTTACTATCAGAGATTGCTACTGTTGCGCTTCATGTAAACAAGGCTGCTTATCAGCGTATGGAACTGCTGAACGCACAGAAGAATACAACCAACCTGGTTACACTGGAAAAAATCAGGCTGGAAGTACAGAAGTGCGACCGTACTATTGCAAAATGGTCGGGACGTCTTGCCGACATGCGAAGAAACGCTACCTTATACATCCGTGCCAGTTCGTTTGTCAACAAGGATATTCTGGGACCTAAATTCTTTAAAACCCAGCTTGAAACACTCGATACCGACGAGTTCCTGACGGCTATCTGTGCCGTACGTCATAAATCCGTAGTCAACAAATTTTTCATTCACTACGAGAAAGAACGTCACCAGTTCCGCGACGGATATATCTACGAAAGCATCATGAAGTTCGACCTTAAAGACCATTTCCGTATTACGGCCCGATATCTCACCTACTACAATAAGAACGATGAACTGTATATCGGTTACGATCCGGGACACTTCTCCAGTCTTGTTGTAGGACAGAAAAAGAAGTACGGCCGTGAGTTCCGTATCCTGAAAGAATTTTTCTGCTACTACCCCGACGAACAGCCTGAACTGGCTCGCCAGGTATGGGAGTTCTTTGGTGCTGATGCAGTAAACAAGCGGATCGTTCTCTATCCGGATAGAGCCGGAAACAAAAAGCGTGAAGAGCTGGAACGTATCACTACCGACAGCCGTGCTTTAAAGAGGGAACTGGAGTCGTACGGTTTTTCCGTACAGCTGATGAACGAAGGACTGGCTACCATCTACCACTGGCAGCAGTTCAAGCTGATGGCATTACTGTTCGGCGGACAAAGCAATGCACTGCCCAGCATACTTATCGACGAGAACGAATGTCCTAACCTGTGCAGTGCCATTCCGCTTTCTCCCCGACTCACTTCAAACGGCCGTATAGAACTCGACAAGAGTTCCGAAAAAAAGATTCCGCTGCATAAGCAGGCAGGTCTTACCACGCAGTTGCCTTCTGCTATGATCTATCTGCTATACGGACTTTATTCAGATGCCGCACAAAATGAATTAAACAGTATTCCTAACAATATTATAGACAATATGAGCATATAAAAACAGATGATTTTGCTTAATCTATGCTTTAAAAAATAGATTATAACATGCTGTTTGACATAATAATATATGTCACTCAGTTTTCATTCAGGCAATAGGTTTTTCGAAAAATTTTTGAGGGATTTTTCAAGCGACGATTTTTTCCACGCCCCGCTGGTATTTCGATGTGCGCGGCACAAACCTCAAAATCTCGGAAATATGATTTGTCCTTTACATTAGGTAGTAATACAAGTAAATTCGTGTATGAAAAGAACAGAAGAAACAGACGATTCTTTAATCATTCCGGGCACTGAAGCCATGCAGTTAGCCAGAGAGATATCCAAGTTGCCGGACGGTTACTTTACGGTAGCTTTCTACCCGTGCAGCTTGCAGAAGAACGAAGCAAGCACCAAGCTTGTAGTAAAGACCAAATGCAAATGGCGTACTCAGTTGCCGGAAGAAAAGTTCAGTGTAGACAGCGATAATCTGTTTCTCTTTACCGATGAAGAAGAGCAGCCTCGTATGTGTTATTCTATACTTATCAGATACATGGGCTTCCCACAAGACGGATATAAATTACATAAAATAGATTGGTTACAATGAGCAGTACAAAACAACATATTCAAATGCAGGGATGCCTGGGAGTATATGTCAACGATACTGATGTTATCTCCTTCCAGCTGGGCGATGGCAGCATGCTGGATGCTTTGCAAAGAGATCGTTATGTTTATCTCGATCCGGTAGCTACCGAAGGACTGGTCAGATGGATGACTGTTAAAGGATATAACATTGCTTCTCGCGGATGGAATAACCTCAAATGCGAAGAAGTAGCCAGCGATATCAAGCATAACCGATTGCTTCCGCGCCTGATCACCAAGCAGGTTAACATGCTGTATGGCATGGGACCGGCTGTATACCGTATAGGCTTAGTCGACGGTAAGGTAAAAAGAAACTGGGAAGAAGTTCCCCGTATACAGGAATGGCTGGAAAGCTGGGAAGACAACGGTATGGAGCAGGGATATCGTGCGTTTGCCAAACAGAACATAAAAAATTACTACTATTTCCGCGATTTTTTTGTAAAGTGGCGCATGTCTGCCGGTAAGGGCATATTACGCAATACGCTTCCGGTTGCAGGACTTGAAGCCATGGAAAACAAAGACTGCCGTCTGGCTACCACGCTGACAGACGTGGCTTTCAATATGGTTTATTACAAAGACTTTACGGCTATTGCCGTAGGTAAGTTTGCTTACGGCATTAGCCCGTCTTTCCGTATTTACCCCAAATTCCGTGTACAGGATATCAACCAGTACCGTTATGCCGCTATTTCTCACCATCGAGAAAAAAGCATTGATAACTTCTATGGCGAAAACGAAACGCACGAAGGAACTAAGGCTTATATCAAAGGATCCAACGAAAATGCTGTGTACATCAACAGCTTTTTGCGAAACTCTCTTGCTGCCAAGATTCATATTGTTATCCCGAATGCATGGGTTGCATCAAAACAAGTTCAGATAACCAACCTGTGCAACGAAAACAAAGAACGCCAGGCAAAGGGAGAAGCATTATTACTGTATAACGGCATAGATATTGGTACAGAATATAAGGAGTCAACACTTATTCAATACATCAAGTACGAACTAAACAAGCTGTCCGAATATCTTTCCGGATCAGGAAATCAGGGTAAGGCATACGCTACTTTCAGCTTTAAAGATTCCAGCGGAGAAGAAGCACGCTGGAAAATTGAAACAGTCGATTTGAAGTACAAAGAATACATTGATGCCATTATCTCGTACGACAAGCGTGCTGATGAAGTGCTGCTATCTTCGGTCGGACTAGACAGCAGTATATCTTCCGTGTCGAAAGAAGGCGTTATCAGCAAGTCGGGAGCCGATGCCTACTACAACTATCTTATATATCTGTTACAGCTTGCTCCCGAAGATGAAATTGTTTGCGAGCCGTTCAACCAGGCAATAAGAGTCAACTTCCCCGATCTGTATGCACAAGGATACAGAATAGGATTTTACAGAGAAATTCCGGCACGCCAGGAAGACGTGTCACCTTCAAATCGTTTAAATGCACAACAGTCATGAGTATATTAGAAGAATTGTTTACCGATGTAGCTAAGTTCAGGGAATATTCTCCCTATACTGAGTCTAACGTAACATTTGAAGAGCTTGCATCAAGCGGAATGAGTGCTGTTAAGCAAGTAAAGTCACTTCTTACTTCCGACATATACAATACTATCATTTCGTCGGATGATGCAAAAAAAGAAGCATTACGAAGTGCGGTTGCCAATTTGACTCTGGCAAAACAGCTTGTTTTTAATATCCTTTCTCTTCGTAAGTCTGAAGTAGATGTATATAAGAACGAGCAGGAACAGATGCGGCGTGCTTACCGCGACAATTACTTCAACTCTATGGATTCGTTGCTTCAGCTGCTCGACAATGATGAAGCATGGAAGAAAACACCGATGTACAGCGTCATGCAGTCGTTGAAGATAAAGAGTGCAGCCGAGTTTGATGCAGTATATCCTATTGATAACTCATACATGTATTTTTTCCGCTGCATTCCTTTGCAGCAGGAAGCCCTGGACGATTATGTAGGAAGTTATTACGACAGGCTGGAAGACAACGATAAAACAACCCGTAGAAAGCTCGACAGATGTCTTGCCAAGTTTACCGTTGCTCTTTCTTTGCGCCGGTTTGATATTCTGGAATTTCCGGTTACCATAAGAAATCTGTTTGAGGAAACTACAGCCAGCCGAAACGGTACACAGGAACAGGAAAGAATGCTAGACCTTTCAAACGAGCTTATGTCACAGGCACAAGAGTCGTTGAAAAGCATTGATCTTATTCTTTCTTCAGACAAGGATACCAATATTGTTACCCAGACATCTTTTAATCAACCCGAAGATAAAATATACCTGATGGGATGAAAGCAGTTGAGTTTATATATCAAGGAGAGCAGTATGCTATCCCTAACGACTGGGAAAGTCTGAACACCTATCAGTTTACCGAACTGGTAAGCGACCTCTTAAGTATGTCTATCGGTAAGTTATCTCCCGGATCTGTACGTGTAAGATATGTATGCCGCTATATGGGGTGGAATATCGACAAGATAACAGAAGAAAGTATGGCTAACGTGATATATCTAGCCGAACAGATTACATTCCCGTTTGTGATTGTTTATCCCAATAACGACGAAGCCTTGTCCGAACTGGACCAGAACACATACCGCCTTTGCAAGCGAATTAATCCGGAAAGACTGACCGGAGTGACCATAGCAAGATATCTGGCCCGCCTGAACTACCGGTATGCAATCGACTTGTGCTTCTGCAAACAATTTATTGAAGCTGTTTTTCTTCCAGGAAAAAGAAAGCCATTTACGGGATATACTATCGACACTAAGTATCACATGCTGACTAGCGACCTTACCGCCCAGCAGTTCATAGAAGCCCGCGAACTGGTAGACTGTACCGATGAACGTCTTCCTCTTCTGGCTGCCATACTTTATTCTACCAGACCGTACGACAGCAATGTCGCACACCGTCTTTCTTCTGAGTTTGAAAAGCTCGATAGAAATACGCTGGAAGCTATACGCTTTAACTTTAAAGGATTTGTCAACTATCTGTTTACCCGTACCGAATTTAAACTGTTGACGGCTGCACGTCCCGGAAAAGAAAACGCTATCAGCACCGGAGCACAGGAAACATTATACTCGCTCAGTTCTGAAGGATATGGCAGCCTGAACGAAGTCATGCAGATGAACGTTATCCAGTATCTTTCCATACTGCGCAAAAAAATAATAGAGTCTGTCAAGAGCCTGCATACAGCAAAAATGGACGTTGCCCAGATAGCCAATACTACCGGATTACCAATAAACATTATAACTCAGATACTATGATTCTCGAATATTTAACCTATTTTGCTCAGTTCCCTACCAAAAAGGCCGTTAATGATTTGTTTTCAAACGGACGGTCCAAATTGCCGGAATATGCCGAGCTTAAAAAACAGATCAAAGAACTTCCGGATTCTGTTATACCCGATATTACAGGATATGTTTTCGGGCAACGCTTCGAAGACGTAAAGAAAAGAGTAGACAGTCTTACCGGAACATACTTGTTCTGCGATTTTGGCGAGATATCCAGCTCGCAGAATAATATAGGCAGCATTACCGATTCTCATGTGCGCGCTGTAACTGTTGCCGCTAAGATACCCGACTCTTCCGATATGGTAGAAGTTGCCATATACAGTAACCGCACACTGTACATGTTAAATCTTATCCGTGCGCACATGATTAAGGATGCACGTACTCATTCCTGGCTTAAACCTATTACCGAAAGACAGACAATAGTTCCATTTGTCGCTCCCGAACTACAGTCATTAGGCTGGACCATGAAGTTTACTGCATCCGCTTCGGATTGGCTGAATGTAAAAAACCTTATAAGTACAATTTAAATTGAAAAAAAATGAATGAAATTGAACAAGTCACCCAAGTTGCAAAGGGAATTAGCGAGTTTGGCATTCTCGTAATGATTGCGGCTTTCTTCTTACTCCTGTCGGCTGGAGTAATGATCTGGAACATGCGTAGCTACAAATCTATTATCGAGCAAATCATGTCCGATTTTTCTGATAAGCTTAATCTGATCCAGGAAACGGCAAATAAAAATGCTCAGACCATGATAGATATTGCTGAAGGATTGATTCCGGAAACTCAGCTTCGTATTAAGAATATTTCCGGAGTGTTCTTCGATCTATCAGTCGAACGTGTTTGCCGGATTATTAAAAGAGTCCGTCAGGAAAAACATATTGTCGACAAAGAGGCTACACGCACAAAAATACGCACATTGCTTACCAACCTTTTCGAAGACCGTAACAGCAAGCTTGATACATTTACCTATCGCGGGAAAAAGCTATCAGAGTATTCGAATTTGGATTGGATCGAATGGGTTGCTCAGGTAGTTGAAAACGAAATATACAACGAAGCCGGAGAAAATAACGGACGCGCTTATTCAAACGTTTGCATGGTGTACGAGAAAATAAAACTTGATTTTTATCACCGTTTAAACTGATTTGCCCTATGAAAAAGAAATGGATCATTTTACTTGTAGTGATAGCTGTTATTGTTGCTGTCATGGTATACAACCACTATGTACCGTTGTGGTTTAATCTTACCAGTCTTGTGTTTATCGGAACAGGTATCGTGCTCGATCGCTTGATTATCTGGTTATACAACTCTTATATCAAGAAAGGAGATACAGATGAATAAAATAGACGCTATTGTTATCCATTGCTCGGCTACACGTGCCGGGCAGGATATCGGGAAAAAAGAAATTACCCAGATGCACCTTCAGCGCGGATTTACCACTATTGGCTACAATTACGTAATCAGGCTGGACGGTACGGTAGAAGTAGGCCGAAGCCTGACTATCGACGGTGCACACTGCAATTCGAAAGGCTTTTCCGGTGTTAGCTATAACAAGCATAGTATCGGTATCTGCTATGTAGGCGGACTCGATGCAGACGGAAATGCTGCCGATACCAGAACACCGGCACAAAAAGAATCTTTAGCAAAGCTGATTAAAGAACTCTGTTCAAAATACCAGATTGTTGAAGTGCTGGGACATCGCGATACATCGCCCGATCTGGACGGTGACGGAATTGTAGAATCTAACGAATGGACTAAGATGTGTCCGTGCTTTGATGTGCGTGCAGAATATCCCTTTATTCCGGAAATCGTTGTGAAGCCATGAAATTTATGAGCATATGTGATATTATACGATATAAGGCAAGCCGGCATATTCTGCTGGCTTCCTTTCTATGTCTTATACTGGCATGCTCTTGCCGCAGCATTAAGTACGTTCCTGTACAAAGCCAGATAGACAGTGTAGTAGTAGAAAAGCCTGTAGAAGTACATCTACCGCCAGACAGTTCTACTATCTATGCTTTGCTGGAATGTGATAAAAACGGAAAAGTCTTACTTAAGCAGCTGGATATTGTTAACAGCAAGAACGCACAGGCTCAGCTAACCATTGACTCTCTGGGAAACTTAAAGGCTCAGATGAAAACAAAACATGACACAGTATATATTCCTTCAAAAACGATTACAATAACTAAGAAAGAGCAAGTTCCATATCCAGTCGAAAAAGAACTTAGCCAGTGGCAAAAATTATGTATTAAGTTAGGCGGATGGGCGTTTGCCGTCATTATTATAGGAATAATATTTATTGTAAAAAAAGTTATTGATAAATTTAGGAAATAGCCTGATAAATAATTTATATTCACTATATTTGCATTGCTAGAATAAACCAAAATATTAACAACTAAACGAGTGTAATTATGAAAGAAAAATTGTCTAACGTCAAATCTTTGATTGATGAAGGTAAGTTGGAAGAAGCCAAGGCTTTAATTGACGAAATTATTGCAAGTATTCCTGAAACTCTCGAAGGTGAAGACGGTATTGATCCTCCTCTTCCTGGTGAAGGATCAAATGGTAAGCCTAACAAATAAGAGCGTGAAAACGCTCTTTTTTTATTATAATTACTATGAGAAAGTATTTTTGGTTTTTAAAAAGAATTTTTGAAAGGTTTGTCGTTATGTACACACCTTTTTTATCCTCTGTTTTTTATGTAATACATACAATGTTGCTAAAAAATGAAGTATATGATTCTTTGTTTTTTGGCTACAATTCTAATTTCTTTGGTCATTCAATCTTTTGGCTTTATGTTGTTCTTATACGCAGTAAAAACATGTGTAAATGGTATAAGTTAAGCATAAAATCATCTATGGTAATGAATTTTCTAAATATATTATATTACCATCACATAATAGAAAGAATTGGACTACTGGATATGGCTTTGGTGTTTTCTATTATATCTATTTTATGCTGGCTGATTTTTGTTTCTACTTGTAATATATCAAAAGTTATTCGTTCAGCATACAAACGTTTAAACACAAAATAAACACACTGATACCATATTCTCTTAATAAGTTCAGATCAAACTTTTTGCCTCGAAGTGTAGCGATGTGAAAGGCTATGATTTCTATATTCTTTGATACTCCTATCTTTTTGCGAATATTATCCAGATGGTTATTAACAGTTTTAGGCGAAATAAATAATTTTTCGCCTATTTCTTTTTCCGTCATGCCATGCGACAGATACTCTATTATATCCTGTTCTCGTCGTGTAATTGGGTAATTTACCCTATTGTCCTCTTGTAGCGTTATAGATAATTTTGTTGCATCTAAGATAATCAAAAAAATCTTGGTTTGCAACGCCTTAAGCATTAAGAGGGCAAATTAAATACATTAAAAATGGAAATGCAGGATTATGTAGCAATGCGTGAATTAGAACAGAATCACGGTAGTTGCTGGGCAAAGAGTTCCCCATTATGGGTAATTGCTGCTGTATTGGTAATTGGCTTCTTTGTCTATAACTGGACTAAGAGCTGTAATGAAAAGGTTGCTTTCGCGACTGGTCTGGCCAACCTTGACGGACGTATTAACTGTCTTACTCCGCAAGTTGGTAAACTTAACGATCAGATGTATGGTGCAGCACAAGCCTTTGCTGGTTTGACTGTCGGTCTGGACGAAACTCGTAGAGATTTCGGCAATCAGCTCGGACAGCTGAACAATACTGTTTTCTACAATTCGGTAAACAACGGATGGTATGGAACCGGTACTCAACGCAACGGATGTGGATGCGGATGCCCTAGCCGTGTATTTGCACAGACATCTACTTACGCACAGACAGGTACTCCACAGGTTACTGTAACTGAAAGTTGTGCTAACGATCGTTGCTAAAAATTGCGGTTTTGCCGCTTTTACAAACTGAGGGCGGCTATTTGTCGCCCTCTTATCTTTCTTAAGTTATGTCAGTCTTCACCTACAAAAAGAAAACAATAGAAACGAATTTTCGTAGCCGGGCAGAGGCATTCAACTCGATGCTGGCATATCTTATCGACGAAAAGAAAATAGATCCGATGCAGGCTGCTAAAGAAGCAAATCAGTTTGCAGAAATTTTTGCGGTCAACATGGGTTTGCCTACTAATATTGAACCTGAGCGTAAAGGTTACGATAAAGTAATGTATTACGTAAAGGAAACAGTTACCATGGTTAAGGAGAATCCGGAAATTGTAAACTATTTAATTCCGGCAGCAACTTTCATAGCCGGTTTGTTTACAGGCAAAAAAGCCGAACAGGTACAAGAGCCGGTAAATGAACATCAGGAAGTACAGGAACCTATAGACTTTGACAACGTAAAATAATATGCTAAGAAAATTATATATTGTGATAGACTGCGACGATGAAGAACAAGTGCAGACTATACAACAGGAATTGAATAACTTTTCAAACTCCCGCGTTCTCACCGGTAAAAAAATAATGTCTATGTTACCCTACTACAAGAGTCACCGGAACTCGCTTAACGAGCTTTTCAAACTTGTATCTCAAGGTGGCGTTAAGGCAGTATTATCCATGAAGGGAGCACAACTCATGACTAAACTTTCTTCCAAATGATAGATGTAATTAACAAGGAATGTTGCGGAGATTGCACTAAGTGTACTCTCATCAACGAAGTACCAGGATTCGATTTTTACGGATGTGTATTAAACCAGATGTTTCAGAAAATGATTCGTATGGAAAACAGAATCAGTAATCTCGAAAAACAAGAGAAACGTATAACTATTATTGATAACGATAAAAACTTGATAGAAAATGAAACAAGCAGTGAGAAATTGCCTGAACAAAAAGGGGAAAAATGAGTTCTGGAACAACGATTACTACCAGACTTATAAGATGCATCATGGAATGCACTTCAGCAATAGACTTGCTGAATACGCCAGCTCAAAAATGATTAATGCCAACAACACGCACCACATGTGGACCTGCAAGGATGTAGAAGAAGCATTTAGCGCGTTAGGATTTAAACTCCCGGAAAAATATACATGGGGAGATGCTACTTATGCAGCCAACATGATCTACTCCGATTATGCCCAGTTGCTAAAGATTGATACTGATGCCGTAAAGATGGCGTATGCCCTTCTTACTGATCCGGACGGCTACGAAGGCATGATATTCAACCGCTATACAGCAGACATTATGGAAAAAGGAGAATGTATTCCGTGGAAAGACTTGATTTGAATTGTCTTTATCCTTATTTTTATAGATGAAAAAAACAACAGTTTGAATTAAACAACATGCATGTAAAGATATCCTGATAATATATCGTCACTGTGAGATATACAGCCCGTTTTTTTAAGCTGTATTAATATAAATGCTAATTTTAAACTTTAAAAAAATGATACTTAATAATGGAGTAAAACTAACAGACGAAGCTATTGATATGCTGCGTACCATGCAGGAAGACAATAACAGTACAATAGAATCACTTATAGAAGGTGTTGAAAATATTGAAGAAATGGTTGCTAATCCGGAATCAGATCCAAACAGTGACGAACGTATTCTTATGATACAGCAGCTTCATGGAGTTAGAAAATTATTAAGACAACTTAAAGTTATACCTGGTTATGCATACGAATAATTCCGATAAAGAAAACGATTACATCGTATCTCTTATGTCAGTATATGCTCCGGCACTTTCAGAGTGCGAAGCAACTCATTGGTTTACCACGCACGAAGTGTTCGAAGCAATTCGTAATATTGATCCGGCTACATCCGTAACCGAGTCAGACGTATACCAGATACTTCACGATGCCGGTTTCCGTTATCAGCCTCGCCCAGGCAGTGTAGGCTGTGAGTTCCGGTGGATGATGAAACAGAAATAATTTCGTTTTTTTCAATAAATTGGACTTATAAGGAAGACATGCAGTGATGCACGTCTTCTTTTTTTTATGCTGTAAAACATTAAGTTTGCAAACAAAAATATTTGCAATTATTTTGCAAATAAAAGTATTTGCAGTATATTTGCATTGTCAAACAATAAGTAATAAGTCAAACATTAAAAAAGAACAATTATGAAAATAGAAAACTTAAATCAGATTGCTGAATTTTTTGTTAACCTTTATAGTGATGAACTTAATGAAATAACTTCTGACAATATCTATGAATGGTGGTCTATGAACTGGTCTAACTGGGTTGAAGATACCGATCAGGATATATATAACGAAGTTGAAAAAGCTATATGGGATAAGATAAATGAGAGATAAGTATTACTATATATATTGTAAAATTTAAAATATAAAATTATGAACGCATATAATATTTTTGATGAAAATCATTATGAAACTATCCTTTATCACGCAGTTGCTAAAGACGAAGATCAGGTTAAAGAACTTGCAAAAGAAAAAGGTATAGACCTGGAAGGATTGGAAATCGAATTGGAAAGAACAAATGTAAAAGATCAATTAGGAAGGGACTTCAATCCGTATATAGAAGATGCATTAGTTTATTAATAAAGTAAGATTGTAATTCAACATATGGCAACAAAAAATGTAACTCTCCGCTTGCCGGAAGAAATGGTTGAGTATTTGACTCGAAATAACGACAGCATTAATCAGGCTGTTATAAATGAAATAAATGCAATAAAGCGTATCAGAACAGTTGCAATGGGAGAGCTAAAAGGATTGTTTACGCCCCAAGAATGGATATTCTTAGCTGATGCTTTTAACGGCACATTGATCGACGATGTTTTTTGCGCAAACAAAGGAGCATTTATCGCAGCATGTGAAGATGCAGAAAAGTATGAAAGTAAAGCTACGTTACACGGAGTTAACCTTACGGAATTTATTGCAAAAGTTAATACATTGCACGGAGCAAATATCGAAGCAATATATAGCAGGATAAAACATTACTTAGAACATTATACCGATTCGGAAACACAAGGATGGGAGAAATTTTAAATTAAAAGGCAGGGGATAATCCTCTGCCTTTCTTGTGTCAAACAATCTTATAAGCAACAAGCCTAAAAGAACGTTGCAAATATAATATTTATATTCTTATACTGTGCTGAATTCAACTTGCAAATGCAACAGAATTCTGATTAATAATTTGTTTAAATTTTTCGTTTGGCGTGAGGTATCCAAGTCT